CTTGTAGCCTGTTGCCCTTGTGGTCTGCTCTGCTGATGTACTTCACCGCATTGCCAAGGTTATAGCCAAGATTCTTTCCTTCGATGAAGTCGATCGTCTCGATGCCACCCACCTTGTAATGCTCGGGGTGATTCACTGGGTCGGCTTGCATTGTGATCGGAGAATCTAATGTGAAGAAATGTTCTTGAACGATGCTTGGGACTTTATTTAACGACCCAGCCGATGCTGGCTCGCTACTTTGCATCCTTTCCTTGGACTTGTATGTGCCATCTTTCAGTCTGATGATGCCCAGTTGTTTCCTCTGAGTGTTTAACAGAACATGGGCTTGCTGCATCGCGCAACCAAGTAACTCGACCACAGCCGCAGCTTTGGTGTTTGGATTCCTACGCAACAACATTCTTACTTTTGCTGCTTTGTTGACTTTACTCATCTGCCTTCTCCTTTTTGGTACGGCGTTTCACTGATACGATTCCAGCAACGTGCTGGTCTCGGGCTTCTTGCATCTCATCGGCATACAGATATGCCTTGATTGGGATATTGTGTGGTGCTTCTCCTTTCATGATTAAACCTATCATTGCAAATCCTGCGTGAAGATCACGCAAATTACTTTTGTCTTGTTCATCCATTTAAAAACTCCTTGGTAATGCTGACGCTATCCACCAGCCAAGTGTGACCAGCCCAGTGCATAAGGCCGCTAACATATTCATGATGAGGACTGTCCACCAAAATACTTTCATGTGAACATCTCCTCTTTTATCCAAATCTCAAACACATGGATGTTGTTTTCGTCAACGACCCACGCTGTGCCCCCCGAGGCTTCAATATCAGATATGTTTTTATCCTGCAACGCCGTAGTTCTACCGCCATTCGCTTTGGCTTCGACTGCTACAAACTTTCCCTTCCAACAACATAAGAAGTCGGGCACACCCGCATTGCCATACCCCGCACCATGTGGCATCGCATAGTAGATGTCGTGTGCCTTGAGAATCTTCTTGATCTTGTCCTTGACCTTGCCCTCGGGTGTACTAGCCATGCTTCTCCCCCCTCATCAACGCCAAGGTAGGTCGGGTCAACGCCAAGCAGAAGTAAGACTCAGATGCTCGCCAGCCTATCTCATCAAGTTCTTCTGATTGATGGTTCTGATAAAGCCTGAGCTTGTCTAGCTTGAGGTCGGGTACGGCCTTGTTGTGTGGGCTTGCAAGAATCATTGCCATCTTTGTTTTCAACTCATCAGGCAATGTGTCCTCGTCATATCGCCTGTGGTACCCATCAGCGACATAGACGATGTAGTGGTCTTCAATGCGCCGAACAGGGACTCGCACTAAGTCCCAGTTCCAAGCGTGTACAACTGGGGAAAGATCTTCACTCAGCATGGGGTAGCCATCCAAATGTAGTCATAGTGTGTGGCTCGCTGTTCGTAGAAGAACACCGCATCGAGGTTCTCGTCATACATATCAGCCACTGGGATGTAGCCGTTCTGTAGCCGATGTGGGCGATCGTTACCTTGGTATGCTAACTTAGTCATGGTCATCACAGGGATAAGATCATCACGCTCGGTGATGTCTTTGTATCGTTTGAATTGCTCGACGATTTCATACTGTTTGTCTCCCACGACTTTGACTTTGCCAACTATGAAGTGACCAAATAGATCTGCACCAATCATGTAGAAAGGATTGCTGAAAAACCGACCGACTTCTTGTAATCTCTTGACCCGAATCCTATCAGCTTCGTTGTATTTGTCAAGTACCTTTTGACATTTAATTGTGTCGATTGTGATGTGATTTCCATTAGGAGTTTCCCCTAGAAACGCGCAAAGCAACGCTTGAATCTCATCGGGGTGAAGATCGCTTGCTGACTTGTAGCTACTGCCCATAGCTTTCTCCATAATATCTTTAGCATCGACTAGTTTGTTCATCTTCCTCTCGATCAACTTGTCAATACTAGGGATTGCTTTGACCCTACCAAGGGTTGCTATCAGTGAAGAGACTTTGGTGCTACGCAATGTTTCTTTGTCATCGTTATCACGACCTCGATCTTTCTTGTAGTATGGTGTGCGATAGCAATACTCAAGCTTGCTGTCATCGTTCGTGCGAGTGAACGCTTTGCCCACCGCCATGCCGTTGGTGTGGCACAACTGGAACGCTTGCTTACCAGCCAATTCGGTTTCAGCTAAGACTCTCAGATTAAACTTGTGGCACAAGTCCCGTATCAATGGGAACACATTGCTCGCCTTGAGGCTTTGCTCAAGTTCCTCGCTCTCGAATCTGTCAAGAATGTATCTCATGATTTCCCCTTTAGTTAATGACCCAGTGATCGCTGGGTCGTTGATTAATACTGTTGCTGAACTTCACCATTGACCATGACTTCATACCCCCAAATGCTTGGTGGATACGCCTCGCCCTTGCCGTAATGCACAGGGATGAACACCTCGGGATGTTCCTTGTAGAGTCGCTTGTTCATGTGTCGCTTGAGATTGCAAAATATCTCATGAGGCTCGGCTTGATACCAATTCGGGTGTCTGATCTGTTGGTCGATCTTCCCCACATCCAACGCCAACGCATAGAGAATCATTGCATCAAGCGGTGCTTGGTCTCGTAACGCTTCAGCGGCTTCAAAGTGTTTGTCTTTGTTCTCCTCAATGATTTCCTTTGCTGTTGCAAGAAATATATCTCTAGACATTGCTTTGCACATGGTCTCAGCAGTCTTGTAGAAAGTTTCATATCCTCCAAGAAGATCTTTGCCTACCTTACGATTGACTTTCTTACCGACCACCACATAGTCATCAAGCACTTCAAAGTTATTCGCAGTCGAGACACGCATACCCTTGAAGATTGGAATACATCTGTAGTTAGCCTTATTACCGAATGTCCATACCATGCCACCCCTGCGTGAATCATTGCAGAACCATCCATGAGAACAATCACTCAAGAAAGCACGATCGCCCTGCCCATAGTAAGAATCGGCATTGAATTGAAAGTATCCTGCTGGATACACTGTGCCGATTCTGAATGGCAATACCTCGTATCGGATGTATTCAATGCGGTCACCATAGTCATACTTATGAATATGACTTGCGCCTGTTGCTTCCATTGCATCGAATTGCTCTTTCGTACAGTGATGCGACTTGTGGCGTGTGCCGTATGTCACATCAAATACTTTTACGCTATTCTCCTCGCGCACAAAGAAGTTCTTGAGGTTGTGTCTGCGGTTGCCCACAGGATACCGATCAGTTGTGCCTCGGTATGGTTTCTCTATCTGTGTGATGCGCTCAAGGCGCTTGTAGTCAAGACCCTTCATTTGTTTCCCCTTTAGTTAATGACCCAGCCGATGCTAGGGCGTCAGTTTCAGTAAGCCATGTCAACACATCACGCCACAGTTGTGGGTGTGTTGTGCCGTTTGATAGTTTCTCCACACAAAAGAGATAAGCGTTGTCCCCCATCTGAAATTTAAGTTCTTCCGCTAACTCTTTCGACATTCGGTGTCTGCTTTCTTGTGTCACGCCTTTCATCCTATATGCAACCTCGGCGAACGCCAATGCGAACGAATCAATCGTCACCGAACTTCACCTTCTTGCCCACAGGAGGCTCGAACGATTTGCACTCGGTAACCATCCACAGGGTTGGGCTAGGAATAGTCCAAGTGATGTCGTTCTCAACATACCCGTCGGTGAACACGATGACACACTCGGCATTGATACGTTCCTTGTTGATGTATTCATTGACACACGACACATGAGTACCGCCCCCGCCCATCGGCTTGAGTAGCTTGGCAATGTCCTGATAGTTGCCTACAAAGACTTGCTCACCATGCACATCGGTATCCCACCACAGCACACGCACTTTGTCGGGCGAACAAAGCTCGCAAATAGAAACCAGTTCTGTTGCGAACTCGGTAATCTGCTGACTGCCGATCGAACCCGATGTGTCGATGGCGATGACCACCTCGCCGATTGTCTCGTTCTCCATGCTTGGCAGATAAATATCATTGACGAGTTGCCGCTTGTTCAGCTTACGCCATGTGAATTCATCTTTGCCCTTGATGGCGCTCGATACAAAGTCTCTCAGCGCATCACGCCAATCGACCTTGGGCTCAAGCAAGTCAGAGATTGATCTTGGGACTTTCGCGCCCATACGACCCGCCAACATCCCACCCTCACGCAACGCCTTGTCAATCGCATCGTTGACTTCCTTGATCTGCTCGTGGGTCATGTCCTTCAGGTTGTCTAGATCATGTTCGTCTGCGTCAGAAAGATCATAGGTCTTGCCATTGATAGTGATAGTGTCGCCATCGCTATCTCCCGACCCAGCATCGGCTGGGTCGTTACTTTGCCCCCCACCCTTGCCCTTGCCATCACCTTTGCCCTTGCCTTTGCAATGCTTCTTGAGATAGTTGTATACCTCACGCATCGACCAGTTTTGGAACATGGGGTCGTACACCGCACCATCGGGCAACGCAACGATTCGCTCGGACGAACCATTGACTGTGCCTTTAATATCTTCGATGATGTTGTTGACTACCATGTCAGCGGCAATGTTGGCGAGCTTGCGATTCTCGTCAAACATATCCTTACCCCTTGGCAACTGCTTCAACGCCACATGAAGATTCTCATGCAGTATCAAGCCACGAACCTTGGGCTCAGAGTCCACACCCTCCAAGAACTTGCGACCATAGACCTTGTTGACACCATCGGTGTATGCCGTAGGACATCCGCTGTCCACGACCTCGCTCTTACCCATCAGCATCACGCCCGAATACAACGCTGTCTCGGGGTGTTTCATCAGCGCAATGTGCGCCTTCTTCACGCGCGTTTCCTGCTTACTCATACCACTCTCCAATAAAATATATCTAACACAAGAACGACCATCGCCAACACATAGGCGAGAGTCAACCATTTAGCTTCGCTCATTTCGGTGTTACCTCTAACTCGAAACCATCTTCGGTCTCGGTGACCTTCATGTTGCCCTTGGCAATACGCATGAATATCTCTGCTGTCATACGCCTGTGCATATACAACTCGGCTCGCATCCGAAACCACATTGCAGTCATGACTACAAATGCAATGAACAAAACAAACTCCAACTCAGTGATGGTTATCATCATTCAACTCCTTAGAATAATTCGTGGTTGTTCTTCGCCCACTCAGCGATCTTTGCATTGTTACGAGCAAGACGCACTGCCTTGGGACTACGCATCATCATGGTGAAGAACACCGCTTGCACCTCGGATGAATTGATACGCTCGACGAACTCCATGAACGATGTCAACTCATCCTGTGTCGCCAATGTATCTACTGCTTGAAACATAATCATCAACTGCGCTGATATGTCAGTCGGCATGGGAACATCCTTAGGCTTCTTGATGATGTCCTTAACATCCATCAATGATTTCTCCAACGACATAAAAGCCGCCATGTCACCCGCCGCTGATGCGCCGATCGTGCCAGCCAATGCGACCATAGTTGCGTTCTCACCCAACGCATCACGATGCTTCACGATCACATCGCACTTCGCCAATGAACGAGGCGAGCAGAACGACAATGTGCTTGAGCTTGGCTTGAAGATGTATGGGTTATCTTTCTGATGATCGCCTTCCAAGTACGATGCCATGACACGAGGGAACATGGACACGAACGCACGAACGACACGAGAGATACCATTAGCTGTTGCCCATGTCAACCACTCGTCAGGAGTAGGCTTTGCCATACGCACGATACACACACGATTTGCGGCATGAGCAAGCATCGAGTCGCCTACGCCATCGCTTGCATTGTTCGATGTCGCAATGATTACCGACCCAGCAGGTAGTGGCCTGTCACCTACCATTCTTTCCAACATCATGCGGGTGAAGATAATCTGCAACAACTTGGGTGACTTCATCAACTCATCGAGCAAGATCATCTTTGGCTTGTCGCTGTCAAGCTTGAACAACTCCGCAACATAGTACTCAAGCGCCTTGCTTGTGTGGTTGGGAATAGTCATACCGATGTCGCTCATGTCTTTGACTGGGCAATCTACATAGATGTAGTCGTACTTGTCGCCATGATCTTGTTCCATCATAGATAACAGGGAGGTCTTACCACAACCTGGCTCGGACTGTATGACCAGCGTCAGATCTGAACCTATTAGCGGAATCATTTTGCGTAGTTCGCTGATGGATACCATTGGGGTGAAATTCATTTTGCTCATGATTGAAAGTTTCCTTGATTAATTAAACACACTGAAAAGAACTGAACTTACTCAGGATGGTGTCAACATCCTCCTTCACACTCGAACGCACAGCGTCACTCTCTCGAATGTCGCTTGCACTCACATCGGACAACGCTTTCTCAAGCGATGCCCTTGCTTCCTCTAATTCGGGATCAGCGTTTAAGTTGAACCCTTTGAATGTCTCGCACATTTCCAACGCCTTTTGGATAGTGGTGTCATAGATCTTGCGCTTACGAGTCTTGGTCTCGCCTGTGTTGTCGTCCACACCGATCTCGTCAACGCCACAGCAATGACTGATCGACTGCATGACTTCAACGAGCTTTGTTTTTTGAGCCAGCATCACCTCGGTCACTATGTTCTCGGCTTGCCTTGTGTATGTCTCATACAAGTCATCAGCGATGTCGTTCGCAATGCCACAGCGAAAGTCGTTCATCGGCACTTCGGACACATACAACTGAACCCCGAACTTGCGGCGCAACTCATCCACTGCGGGGTAGTCGCTTCGGTTGAACATCTCGCCTGCACTGAACGCCATGTCGGACACGATCGAACTGTATGACGCAAGAAACTCATCCACCAGCTTGTCGAACTGCGCCTTATGCTCGCCGAACTCCTGCTTGAACTTCGGCACATCAATGCTTGGTAACAGATCATTACCATCGTTCCAACGGTATGTCCTGCGCTTCGTCCAGTTATAGATAGTCTGACGATAGTTGACGATCGCCTTGTGCTTGGGATGATCGGCGAGCAAATGCTTGGTGTACTTGCCCGCGTTGCGAACGGCTTTCTTTGCGTCAGAAACCTCATTGCTGATGCCTCTGTCTTGCTTAGTTGCCGACCACACGCTAGTGTCGATTGATACCAACACCGCACTCGATGCCAAGCTGATGAGATGCTTGGGCTTTTGCAATTCCATGTTCATGTTCCCACTCCTTTAATTAACAACCCAGCGAT